ATACAATAACTGTTTGAGTCAGGTTAATCATATTTATTAATGATAATTAACTTAAACTAAATCTTTAACACATAAAACACAATGGCAGAAAAAATCGTTAGCCCGGGTGTCTTTACCGAAGAAAAAGATTTGTCTTTCTTACCTCAAGGAATTTCTGAAATTGGAGCTGCATTCGTAGGTCCAACATTGAAAGGACCAGCAATGGTTCCAACAACAGTTTCTTCTTATAATGAGTTTGTGCAAACTTTTGGTAATACCAACCCAAATTTATACTTACCTTACACAGCTAAGGAGTATTTAAACTCTTCAGGACAATTAACAGTTGTTCGTACTTTACATGATGATGGATATAAAGTAGTAGCTCCAATGGCATTAGTAGCCACAGGGTCTTTCGGAAAAAGACACATCGCATTAATTCACCCTTCTCAAGTAGTTAATGAAACTGCTACCAACTTTGCAATTGCGACTGCAACTTCAATGTTTGAAAGAACTACATTAGCTTCGAACATTTCAGGTTCGGCTGTAATTAAATTGTCAGGTTCATATACAATTGACGCAGCATTTACTGTTCCAGCAGGATCAATAGGTTCAACGTTTAGTGCTTCATTAAGTTCTACTTCTGCAAATTATTTATCTAAAGTATTCAGTAAAATACCTAATACATCAACTCAACCAGGATTTTTATATACATTATTTGATACTGCCGCGGCTGCTTCATTAGCTGCAGATCCTGCATGTTCATTAATTTTAGAATCTGGTTCTTATACTTCAGTTTCTACATTTAATAATGCTAACACTCCATGGATTATATCACAGACGGTAAATAATACAAATTACAATTTATTCAAATTTTATACTATCAGCGACGGTGATACTTCAAATTATGAAATTAAAGTTGCGATTTCTAATATCAAAGCTGCAGGTACTGTTCCGGGATCAACTTACGGTTCATTTACAGTTGCAGTAAGAAGTGTAGATCAAACTTATTTAAAAGCAGTTGGTTCTCCATATGACGCTACAGATACTGATGTTAGACCAAATTTCTTAGAAGTTTTTGACAATGTAAATTTAGATCCTAATTCTGCTAGATATATTGCTAGAGTAATTGGAGATAGATATAAAACATTTACAAACGGTAAAACAGTTTTATACGGAGATTATGCAAATAAATCTAAATATGTATATGTTGAAGTTGATTCAGACGTAGCTAAAGCTGCAATATCTGAAGAATTAGTACCGTTTGGACACGCTGCATTAATTAGCCCATTACCAAGTTCGTACACTGCTCCATTTTCCGCTTCTTTAGTAACTGCTCAGTCAATAGGTGGAATTTACAATAAAAGAGTTCACTATGGATTTAATTATGATTTAGGTAACACAGATAACATCAATTACTTAAAGCCACTTCCTACCGCGGCAGATCAGACAGTAGGTAACAATGCTACATTTTTGTTATCAAACTATACTCAAAATGCCGCTGCAAATTATCCAACAGCTGCAACAGCATATTCTGGGTCAATTAACTTAACAACTAATACTTCAGTTGAAACTCGTAAATTTGTAGTGCCTTTTCAAGGTGGATTTGACGGAGTTCAACCAAATAGAAGATCATTATCAGGGGCAGAAATTGTAGCTTCTAATACTCAAGGATTCGACTTAAATGGATTGTCTGGTAAAGATTATTCAGTATATGTTAATGCTATTGATGCAGTATCTAACCCAGATGAATTAGATATTAATATGTTAGTTCTTCCAGGTGTTATTCAAACATTGCACCCAGCAGTTATTGACTATGCAGCTAATATGTGTTTAGACAGAGGAGATACTTTCTTGGTATTTGATTGTGTTGGATTAACAGACAATATTGCAACAGCAGTAGGTGCAGTTCAAACAATTGATAACAATTACGCTGCAACTTACTACCCATGGGTGAAAATATTAGACGTAGGTATTAACAAACCAGTTTGGGTTCCTCCAACAGTTGTTATTCCAGGTGTTCTTTCATTCAATGATAAAGTAGCTGCTGAATGGTATGCTCCAGCAGGTTTAAATAGAGGTGGATTATCAACAGTAATCGACGCTTATACTCGTTTAACTCACGCTGAAAGAGATGAATTATATGAAGGAAGAATTAACCCAATTGCAACATTCCCTGCTCAAGGTGTATGTGTATGGGGTCAAAAAACTCTTCAAGCTAAACCGTCAGCTCTAGACAGAATCAACGTAAGAAGATTGTTAATTGCTGTTAAGAAATTTATTGCGTCTGCAACAAAGTATTTGGTTTTCGAAAACAATACAGCTGCAACTCGTAACCGCTTCTTAAATATTTGTAATCCATATTTAGAGTCAGTTCAACAAAGACAAGGTCTTTATGGATTTAAAGTTATTATGGATGAAACAAATAACACTCCAGACATCATTGATAGAAATATTATGTATGGTCAAATTTATTTACAACCTGCGAAAACCGCTGAGTTTATTATAATTGACTTTAATATTTTACCTACCGGTGCTGCCTTCCCAGGAGCATAATAATTAATAAAGAATCAAGGGGCTATATTATAGTCCCTTTTCTTTTGTTTTTTCGATACTTCGATATTTATATTAAATAAAGAAATACGGTTATGTTTTTTCCGAAAGGATGATATTTATATTAAAAAAGAACTTAAACAACTTATAAAAAAATGGCTGAATTATTAGACCCAACGGAAATCATGTTTACTGCTTTTGAGCCAAAGGTAGCTAACCGTTTCATCATGTACATTGAAGGTATCCCTGCTTACCTAATAAAAGCATCAAACCGTCCTGGAATTACTTTTGGGGACGTAGTATTAGATCACATTAACGTAGAAAGAAAATTAAAAGGTAAAGGAAGATGGAACGACGTTTCTATCACTCTTTATGACCCTGTAGTTCCTTCTGCATCTCAAGCAGTAATGGAATGGGTTCGTTTATCTCATGAGTCTGTAACAGGTAGAGATGGATATTCTGATTTCTATAAGAAAGATATTACTTTTAATGCTTTAGGACCAGTAGGTGATAAAGTAGAAGAGTGGACGCTAAAAGGAGCTTATATTGGAGACGCTAACTTTGGTGACTTTGATTGGTCGACAGAAGACGCTATCAACATTGCATTAACTATCAAATACGATTACGCTATACTTCAATTCTAATTAAAAATTTATTATAAAAGATTTGGTAGATTGAAAAATTATACTTATCTTTATATATAGAAAATAAATTATGACAAAGACAATATTAAAACAAATAATTAGAGAGGAAGTTCGTAAAGCATTAAATGAAGACCCTCAAACATCAGTAATGCGTTCGCATCCTGGTATGGTTGAAGAAATTATTGAAATGCTTAAGCACATTGATGTGGATGGCGAGACAATGGAATATATCCTAGACAAAGTGGGAATGACTGAACAAATGCAACATCAATTGACGCCAGGCGGAATCAGATAATAAAAAATATGAAATAAATGAAAGCCTCTAGAAATAGGGGCTTTTTTCATGATTAGATATTTATTATAAATTAAATACAATGACACCAGATAAATTCAAACAACTTTTAAAAGAATTTGCTCCACAAAAGCAACTTTATGAAGCTGACGTAATTCCTGTCGGACCGGACGGTAATAAAATCACTGATAAAGGAATCATAACCAACTTGAACCTAGCAGTAAAGGCAGTAGATTCGAGCCTACGACCTAAGTTAATACAGATTCTTGAAGATCCAGACGCTGCTAAATCTTTAAAGAACCCAGCGCAAAGAGCCGCATTAGTAGGCGCAATTGCAATTGCCTTCGGAATGTCAGAAAAAGAATTTTCTCAAATAGTAGGAAAGATTAAAGGAATGTTAAAACCAGTTGCAACGACTACAGATGATCAAGCTTAAACCTATAGCAGAGCAAGTACTTCAAGAAGCTGAAGAACAAATTACATGGGGTGAAGTTTCTAAATTACTAAATTCAATTAAAGGAAAGCAAAACAAAGCTGAAGCAGCAAAAATATTAAAAACTGGAAGTAAATGGGGAGCATCTCTAATACCAGGGTTATCAATTATAACAACTGCTTTGGAAGCCTATGATAACATATCAAATATTAAAGATGTAGCTCAAGCTGTTTTATCTATAGGTAAGTCTGTGTCTAATGACGGACTAAAAAATCCTAAATCTTCAGAGTTTAAAAACTTAACAGGTCCATTTTGGGATGCATTAAAATTATCTCCAGAGGTATCTACCCTGTTAGATGATAAAGTAGAGGCTATGTTCATCAATCAAGTTATTGTACCTGAACTATCTAAACCAGGAAATGAAAATCAACCTGTACCAAATATGGATGAAGAATTAGGTAAATGGTTAAACAGTTCAGGATTAGAAGACAAAGCTGATATTCACTTTACAGGAAAATCAGGAAACCTTTAAAAAAACCAAAAAATTTAAAGATTACATATTTATATTAAATAAAAACTTATATTAGTTATGGCACAAGTTAATGACAACTACCCAAAGTCGAATAACACTGAACTTACTGATGCTCAATTAAAAGATTTAGCATTAACAAATTTAGCTCGGCAAGAAGTAAAAGCTTCTAATTTTCCAACTGAAATAATTTCATTACCATCTAAAGGATTAGTATATCCTGAAGGTAACCCTTTGCGAGAAGGAACTATAGAAATGAAATACATGACAGCTCGAGAAGAAGATATTCTTACTTCACAAAATTTAATTAAACAAGGAATTGTGTTAGATAAACTAATGCAGTCAATGATTGTATCTCCTGTTAGATATGAAGATTTAGTAATAGGTGACAAAAATGCTATAATGGTAGCTTCTCGTATTTTAGGATATGGAAAAGATTATCCAATTTTAGTATCATGTCCAAAGTGTACCGCTGAAAATAAGATAACAGTAGATTTAACTCAATTACCTGAATCTAATATTCCAGATGATGCTATTCAGACTAGTCCGGGAGTATTTGAATTTACACTTCCTCAATCTAAACGAGTAATTGAATTTAGATTGTTAACGATTGGTGATGATAAAAAAATATCGAAAGATATTGAAGCGACTAAAAAAGCTAACAAAAACAATCAAAGTGTAGATAGAGAATTGACAACTAGATTGAAAAATATTATTGTATCTATAGACGGAAACGCAGACAGACGAGCATTAGCTGATTTTGTAGATACAGAATTATTTGCAATGGATTCAAGAGCATTAAGAACTTATATGAAAGATCTTTCTCCAGATTTAAAATTTGAAGTTGATTATTTCAATTGCACAGAGTGCGACCACGAAGAGGAGGCGATGGGATTCAATATTGATTCTAACTTTTTTTGGCCTAAGTCCTAAAGATAAGCCAATACTCCATACTCAATTATTTGATATGGTTTATTATGGAACAGGATTTACCTGGACCGAATTATATAATATGCCAGTGTGGCTTCGTAAATTTTATTATAAAAAGACTGAAGAAGCTATGAATAAGAAAAAAGAAGCACAAAAAGGAAATACAAAAAATACGTCTAAACCTAAAATAGATAGACCATCAGTAGGGCCAAGATAAAGGCCCTATTTTTGTGGGTGTATGTTCGGTACCAACTGTTTACCAAATTGATATTTATTATAAATTAAAGTATTCAACAATGAAATTAACTCAATTAAAGCAACTTATCAAAGAAGAGGTTGCATATACAAAATTAGAAATAATTACTGAAAACATTCAGTTAATAGATGCTACACATTCACGTAAATGTAAATTGCATGAAACTTTACTAGCATCTTTATTAAATCTTTTTGTTGAACCTAAGCTTAGAAAGCAAGCAGAGTATCTTAAAAATTCTGGCGAATATAAAGAGTTGCAACAGCAAATTAAAGTATCAGCAGACGCATTAAATAATCTTACAGATCAATTAAAGAAAAAAGTATCTGAATATGAAAAATTAATTAAGGAGCTTCAGAAAGATGGTATTGATGTAAAAATGGGAGATGACATTACTAAAGTAATGCAAAAAACTAAAGATAGGCATAAAGATATACTTAAGAAATATAAAGTTATTTAATTTAAAATATAATGGCTAAAAAGCAAGCAAGTACTCCGCCACCAGCTCCACCGCCGGTTCCAAAAGCATCTCCTGTTAATAAGGAACTAGCTAACATTAAAAAGGAGCAAGCCACTGCAGCAAAGGAATCTAGAAAAAGTTCGAAAGAATTATCTGAGTTAGATAAAGGAAGATACAAAACAAACCAAGAAATTAAACGAACTCTTAAGGAAATTAAAGACCTTGAGCATGATATTTTTGACGTATCTAAAGAACTTAATGCTAATGAAATTGCTCGTTTAGGATTACAGCATAAATTAGCTGCTGATAAAATTAAATCATTGAAAAATGATCAAGCAGCTGGGCTATTAGCTAGAAAAGATTATAAAATTGCAATTAAAGCAGCAGACGTAAAATCAGAAGTATTTAAGTTAGAAGCAAAAGCATTACCACATAGAAAGACTTTACTAGAGTCTCAAGCAAAACTTAATAAATTTCAAGACAAATATAAAGATTCAGTATCAGATTCTCTAGGCTTTGTTGACAAAATAGATGACTCAATAAAAGAAATTCCTATAGTAGGTTCATTTTTATCAAAAGCTCTAGGTACTGATAAATTAAAAAAAGAGCTAGAAGCAAAAGTAGGTAAGTCGTTAGAAAATGTATTTATGAAAGGCACTGTGCAAGCAAAAAATGCTTCACAAGCTGCAGTAGATGGATATGACGCACAAATAGATAAATTAAATGGAGTAGAAGGAGCGACTGGCGGAGTAACTGATGGTTTAATAGGAGCTGCAGACGGAGCTCAAGGAATGGTAAAAGGATTACAAATGGCTGAAGGAGCAGGAGGAGCTGCAGCAACTTCAGCAGCGGGTGCTTCAGCAGCAATGGGTCCGTTACTTCCAATCGCATTAGCATTAGCAGCGGCTGTAATGTTAATTAAAAAAGCGTTTGAAATTGACGAAGAAATAACAACATTCGCTAAGCAGATGGGAGTTTCTAAAGAAGAAGCTTTTAAAACGCATCATCATTTAGAAGATGTTGCTATGGACACTAAAGTTATTGGAGCTAATTTGCATTCAATGACAGCAGCGAGTGTAGACTTAAATGCAGCGTTAGGTACTAGCAGACAGATAAGTACAGAGATGTTAGAGTCTCAAGTATTGCTTACTAAACAATATGGAATGACAGGACAGCAAGCTGCAGAGTTTCAACAAACAGCAGCTGGTATGGGTAAAACCGCTCCACAAATGACTCAGGAAATTGAGAGAACTGCTAAAATGTATAATACAATGACAGGCGATTCTGTTAATTTTAAAGACATTACTGCCGACATTGCAAAAACTTCTAAATCAACTCTAGCTAATTACAAAGGAAATGTAGCTGCTTTAACCAAAGCAGCTATTCAAGCTAAAAAGTTAGGAATGACAATGGATGAAACTAGAGAAGTATCATCTAATTTATTAAATATTGAATCGAGCCTTGAAAATGAAATGAAAGCTAATGTATTAACTGGTAAGCATATGAATATGAATGCTGCTAGACAATTAGCTTTACAAGGAGATTCAGTAGGCGCAGCCGCGGCTGCAGTAGCAGAAGCAGGTAGCTACAATGAATTAATGGACATGAACATACTTCAACGTCAAGCAGTTGCAGACGCAGCTGGAGTTACCGTTGATCAATTAATGAAGTCTGCAGAATTAGAAAAATATAGTCAAGCTCTAGGAGGAGATAAGATTAAAGATATGCGAGATTTAACTGCGGAGCAATTAAAACAGTTAACTATTCAAGGAGATATCTCAGCTGAAGAAGCTATGGCATTAGAACAAAAAAATCAGCTATCTGATTCTCAAGATAAAATAAATGCTTTAACGGATAAGTTGTCTGTAATATTTGGTAAAGTTGCAGGCCCAATAGCAGAAATAATAGATCCATTAATGGAAATTATAACATTTATTATGCCAGCTGTTATGCCGGCTATTAAATTTGCATTTGCACCATTAACGGGAGTAATAAATATAATCAAAGGAATTGCAAAGATATTTGACGGTGATATAATGGAAGGTTTAAAAAGTGCCGGCGAAGGAATAATGAGATTCTTTATGTCTCCGTTTATGTTAGTTTGGGATTTCGTAGACGGATTATGGCCAGGTATTACAGATGGTATATTGTCTATTGGAGCTGATATATTCAATGCAATTAAACAACCATTTATGGATGCGTGGAATTGGATTTCAAATTTATTTGTAGGAGAATCTCCAAGTAAATTAGGAGAAGGAATTTTAGATGGAATTGCGTCAATCGGCTCTAGTTTATTAGATTTTATAACAGCTCCTTTCATGGATGCATGGAATCTTATCACAGGATTATTTAGCGGTGATATTGGCATCGTAGATGGAATAAAATCCATAGGAAGTTCAATAATAGATTTTATAACAGCTCCATTCAGAATGGCAATAGATTTTGTTGGTGGGTTATTTGGATTTGATAATTTAGGTACATCAATCGTAGACGGAATAAAATCTATAGCAGATTCAGTAATAGATTTTATAACAGCTCCTTTCATGGATGCATGGGATCTTATCACAGGATTATTTAGTGGCGACATTGGAATTATTGACACTTTAAAATCTATAGGAGGTGCTATATTTGATACTTTATCTTGGCCGTTTAGAAAGATAATGGATTTTATAGGAGGTTTATTTGATGTAGATAATTTAGGTCAAATGATTGGAGATGGAGTTAAGAGTATAGGTTCTAATATAGTAGACGGAATTGCAAATATAGGAAGTTCAATAGTCGACGGAGTTACAGCTCCATTTACTGCAGCGTTTGATTGGGTATCTGATAAAGCTTCGGCATTGACTGATTTATTACCTTCTTGGTTAGGAGGCTCAGATGAAGAAGAAGCTCCTGCTGGTGGAGCGACAGCTACTAAAGTTAATGATGCACAAATAGACCCTTCAGGTGGTTTAGTAGTATCAGGTGCAAAAGGAACTTATCAATTAGATAAACAAGATTCTGTAATAGCCGGAACTGATTTAGGAGCTAATGGAGGAACATCAACAAGTGACTCTGGCATGGGCGGTTTAGGTGATTTAGCCGCCTCATTAATGGGAGGAGTTTCAGCAATGATAGGAGGAGGATCAGCGCCAGCTCAAGACAATTCAGAAATAGCTAGTTTATTAAAACAATTAATAGCAGCAACTTCTCAACCAGTATCTATTAATATAGGAGGTAAAGTAATCGATGAAATTGAAAAGCAGACTACTTTAAGAAAAACATATAATACTAAAATGGATAGTGCTCACGGAGCATTTTAATAATTAAAATATGGCACTAGTCGACTTAAAATCTAATTTAGCGAATTTTCGAGCAGATTTCCCACAGGAAAGTAAATTGAAATCTCCAGGTAATTTGCCAGGCTCAATGCCTACAGATATACAAAAGAAATCTCCTAATAATGCACCTACACAAAGATATATCAATGATATCAAAGTAGAACGTATTATTAAGCCAAAGCCTTCGCCTGTTAATCCTATAGCAACGACATTAAAAGATAAAACATCTAATATCGTAACTATTGCGTCTGTCGTAAAAGATAAAGTATCTGCAATAAGTCCAATCCAAACAATATTAAAACCTAAAGATTCGACAATAGCTCCTATAAAAACTCAAGTTAAAGTTAAAACATCTCTTGCAAATATACCTGGCCAAGTAGATTTTTTAAGTAATACTAATGCTACGGGGTTTACTTTAAAAGCAAATAATAGAGCTAAATCTGATTTCATAGGCGTTAATGATGTAACATTCAATCCTAAGTTACAAAGTATCAAAGCTACTCCAGAAAAAACATCACCAACAAATACACCTGGTCAAGTAAATTTTTTCAATGACAAAAGAGGTGGGGCAAAAGGATTTACTTTAAAAGCAACGGATAGGTTTAATTCTAACATCATAGGTGTCAATAGTGGTTTATATGATCACGGAGTAGCAGGTGCTAAAACAGTTCTAATGTCTGCGTTTGCCACTCCTTCTATTTCAACTCAACATAATGAAGTTAAACCTACATTTAATAAAAATGTATTAGAGATTGGTACGTATAAAATAGATAATCAATTAGGATCAATGGGCTCGCCTTTTAAATATTTAAAAGACGGAGCTATAGCTACTAAGAAATTTTCAGATACTGGATATTCAGCTAAAAGAAAATATAACGATTCTATTAAGTCTGTAAAAGGTCAATCAGATAAAAGTCTTTTATACGCTAAAGGAATGGAGAAAAACTCTCCTTCTGCAATAGATGCTGAATATGCTAGATACGATTTGCAAGAAGAGTCTTTCAATCCTACTTACATGAAGCAACCTTTCGTAGTAAGATCTATAGGAAGAAGATGGGGCTTTAGAACTTCTCCAGGAGCATTTGATGATGGATTGATTAGAGGTGGTATGACAACTGCTGTGGAACGTTCAGCATTAGATACTGCTAGAATTGCAAAATGGATGGCATCTCCTAAAGGGTTATTATGGGTAGTTAAACAAGTAGGATTAGGATTAACCAATCCAAAAGTTGAAGCTATTGGAGGTCCATTTACTCGTCAAACAAGAATACATTCAGGATTAGCTTCTTTATTATCTGTACCAACCACTGCATTTGGTATACATTTTACCCGTCATGGAGTACCGTTTTTAAACGAACTAGCTAGTTATGAAAATGTTATTAAAGCTAAACAAGCATTATCATTTTTTGATCCATATAGTAGATTAATTAGTTTAAAGAAAGAATTATTTTTTGATTTGCCAAGTGCCCCAGGCCCAGGTAAATTTGCTACAAGTTTAATTCAAAAAGCAGGAAAACTTCGTAAAGCAGCAGGGTTTGGTTCAGGAACTCCAATTCTGTCTTTATCAGGATTAGCAGGTCCAGGTTCAGTATATGGTATAGGATTAACTACTATTAAAAGACATTATAATAGTAGAAGCCTTCCTAATGATGCCCCTGGAGCTCCAAAATCAGAGCAAACCTCTAAAATTAATCCTTATTCATGGACAACACCTTTAGCTCCTGACAGAACAGGATATAATTCAGTTGCTCAAGCCGGAGCACAAGCTGAATCTTTTTTACAAGATCTTTCAACGTTATTTGGAACTGAGTACAAAGCAAAAGAAAAACCAGGAAAGAATTACAACTCATATCAATTCAAAGGTAGATCTGAAGCAGGAGGTGAAGTATCTAAAGAATCTAAAGAGCTAGCAGAGCGTAAAACATATAGTGATAAGCTATATGCAGGTACTTTAAGAGCAAAAACTAAGCATGATTTCGACCCGGATAAGGATACTAATAAAAATACAATAGATAATATTGAGGCTCAAACTAGCGCAGATCCTGAAACTAGAGACAGCTTAAAAACTACTATTACTAACGCTACCAAAGATAACTTAACGCCAGGAGCTAAAAATACTGGATTAGGTACTGAAGTAAAATATATCGAAACTAATGCAGCAAAAGTTGCAAGTTATCCAAAGAGTCCTAATAATTCTATAAATGATTATATTACTTTAGCATACAACAAAATACCTAAACAAAACGGAGTAGCTAGAATTATACCTAATGATTTTAGAAATGATATTAACAAGGCCAATCCTAATTTAACTCCTGTTCAAAAAGGAATTATAGGTCTCAATGATAAAGAAAAATATTATGAAACTAATGATATTCAAAGTAAAGCAGGATTTGGTTTAGGTAAGCCAGGGGAAGTTGGAAGAGATAGATCAAAACCAAAGGTTTTTATTAAAAAAGGAAATGATTTTACATTTAAAAAAGCAAATAATAGAGCAGTATTAACTTCTGAAGACACATTTAACGGTGATATGATTACTGGGTTAGATATTGGAAAAGGAGACCCAATGCTTAACGGCACATATAAAGATTTCGTTAAATTTTGGTTTGAAGATGCTACTTCAGGAACTAATATAATGGCATTCAGAGCAACTTTAAATGGATTTACAGATTCATTTTCTCCAGGGTGGGATGCAATAGCTATTATGGGTCGTCCAGATAGTGCGTATCTATATTCTTCATTCGAGCGAAGTATATCATTTAATTTTACAGTAGCAGCAACAACTCGGTCTGAAATGATTCCTATGTGGAGAAAATTAAATTATTTATCTACATATACAATGCCTGATTTAGTTGGAGGATCAAAACCTTCAGGTCCTATGATGCGATTTACAATAGGAGATTTATTTTATAGAACTCCTGGGTTCATAACTTCATTATCATATACAATTCCAGATGATGCGACTTGGGATATTGCAGACGCTGATGATAAAGCTGATGAAGTAGGAAAGCAACTTCCTATGATAATGGAAGTTTCAATATCAATAACAGTAATTGGAGATTATAGACCACAAAAAATGGGAAGAGCATATAGTTTATCTCCTCGAGGTGGAACAGCAGAAGGAGTAGGAAATTGGATTGGAGACGCAGATATAAATTAAATTAATTTACAATGGCAAGATATAACAATTATTCATTTACGCAAAAATCAAAATTGGATGAAGACAATAAACGAAGATATTACGATTCGTTATTAGATCCAACAATTCCATTAAGTTATTCAGATATTTATGTTATAACTACAATTGGAGATAGATTAGACTTATTAGCATATAAATATTATGCTAATGCAGAATTTTGGTGGATGATCGCCGCAGCTAATCCTAGCCTACGAAAGGATTCTTTATATTTAGAACCTGGGATTCAATTAAGAATACCTCAAGATTACAATGAAGTATTAATGTTATATAAAGATCAAAATACATCTAGATAATGGCAGAAACTATTTTTTATACTGCAGTAGATGGCGGAGTGCAAGGAGCTTTAAATGCTAGAAAAAATATATATTCAACTGCAGTAAGAGATTCTGGAGCTCATGCATGGCTTAACCAAAAAATGGCGTATGCATCTGCAACCGCTTTTCATAAAAAAGCTGGAAGATCAGCATCACTTCAGTTAGTTGTTGGTGGAGGTATTGGAGGATCAGGATTATATGAACCTGGAAGAACTTCAGCAGGGGCATTCAACCCAAAGCCACATATTACTTCAGTTAAAATATCTAGCGCAGGAGATTTTGGATCTGTATTGAAATGTGATATTTCATTTACAGTATATAACCTAAATGACTTAGATGGTAAGCAAGCATTTTTTGATTTAGGAGCTGAAGTAAATGTAAAATATGGTTGGCATAAAGATGGAGGTGCAGGAGGGCAAGCTGGAAATTTTAAAGGATTTGTATATAATTTTAGTTTTCAAGTTAATCCAGTAGGTGGATTTGATTGTGTATGCAATGCGATGGGAGAGGGTATGGCTATTCTAGGTGCCTCTGCAAACCCAGCTTCAGATGCAAAAGGAAAGGAAATTGCAGACGCTTTAGGTAATAAAGTGCATGGAGACACTGTAATGGGAGCTCTAGAAGTTATAGTAGACGGATTAGAAGGTCAGGCAGATCAAATTGTAGGCCCTGACGGAGTAGGCAATGTTAAATTTCCGGAATCATGGGGAACGGGAGAAGGTGAAGATGGTGAAGAAGCTATTCCACATTATTACGTAACTTTAGAAGCGTTTGTTAAATTAGCAGTTGAAAAAATACATGACACTTCAGCTAAACTTAAAGAAATATCTATCAAATGTGATGGCACTGTTACAAAAGGAAATGTTCCAGCAGGAGGGTCAAATATGCTTGTTTCAGGTAATCCAAAAGAAATTTTATTGCCTGAACCTTATGCTACGTATGGAGGCAAAATGAAATTAGGATTTACTACACATCAAGGAGAATTTGGATCTGGAGATTTAAGTAAAATTATGATTAGCATTACTCACTTAAATGATATCTTAAGTAAGTTAGCAGATGATAAAGGTAATAATGCAAAATCTGCAGATACTTCAATTGCAAAATTATTTGGTAAATTATTTGATTCTATCAATATAAATACAGGTACTAGATTTAAATTATCTATGTCACAGAATCCTAAAAACCCAATGGAATTTTTAATTGTAGATTCTAATTATATAGATGCTGCGATATCGCCATATGTTATAACAGCTGTACAGCGAGATAGTATTTGTAGAAATATTTCATTAGTTGCAAAAGTACCGTCAGAAATGGCAACCGCTGCATATGTAGGAAATACTTCTACGTCATCGCCGGCAGGTGCTGTAGTAGCTCAAATTAATGGAATTACTGAAAAAGACACTCCTACTAAAGGAGACCCAACAACTTCATATGCAGATGCCAGAAAAAAAATAGATGCACAAGGACCGCCTGACCCTAAAGATCCTGAAGGTATTGGACCGTCACCAAAAAATGTTAATGCATTACGAGCGGCAATTAAAAGGATGTATACTTCTGGAGAAACTGCCAACGGCGTTAAACCAGGTACAGAGGCATTTCCAGTGCCAATTGAATTCTCATGCACTCTAGACGGAATTAATGGATTTCTATTTGGAAATGCAATTACATGTAATTATCTTCCAGCAGCTTATAAAAAAGCTAAAATATGTTTTACTGTTACTAAAGTAGATCATAATATTTCAGGAAATGATTGGACGACAACTTTAAGCACTGTTTGTAGAACTCAGCCAGAATACTAAAAATGTATACAAGAAATAAATTATATTATCCAGCTTCTCATATTGTAAACAATCTTCGAACAGATGGGTTAGAATGGATGTTGGAAGACGGTACTGAATTTAAAGGATTTTATCATAGATATATAGATGGTACTGTATTAACAGGAGCGGTATTTCATAAAGCAGATTCTAAAAAATTAATTCCATATGTTAATAAAATAGATCAGCCTAATAATTTTCAATATGATTCTATTGTTAAAAAAGATACTATAATCGCACCTCAATATACATTTCCAATTCCTACTCTAGACAATTATAAAGATGGTAAAATGACTAGATATTTTCTTAAAAGGAGAAACTTTTCTACCTTTCAAGATATAATAGAAATTAATAAAGATCAATGGATATCTTGGAAAAAACATTCAGGTGGAATAGATAACAAGTTATATATGGCCACTGATGTTGATTGGAAATTAACAGGACCACTTAATGACGATCGATCTACACAAAATATAGTTTACGGAGTTTATGATACCAATCAAAGAATTGTGCTTTTAAAAGATCACGAATTTGCAGGTCTCAAAGATTTTCTAACTGATTATGTAGAATTATCCGTTCATTCCAAAGCAGTTAAAGACGACATTAAGAAATTATTTGGTTAAAACAAAAGAATTATATATATTGTCTAGGTTATGAAAATTATAGAAACGAAATTAGAGTTTGAGTCATTCCTAGAAAAGTCTAAAGGGTACGATTGGATTGTCGTGCCCACTTACTGTAATGGCGAAAGACCAGTTTATACAGAT